CTTCCAAATGCTCCTGCCATGTCCCCACATTCCTAGGATAATGATACTCACGATCTAAGACATTAAGCTTGAGCAACTCTTCTCTTGTTGGAAAATTGTAATGGGGAATTTTAAAATTAATTTTCCGCAAATACTTACAATCCTCTTCCATCCACGTTGGCAAATTACGAGCAAGATAATCAGGACCAACAAGCTTAGAACCCATTTCATAAGTACGATTGTATAAATATTCGAGAAAATGATATGCAACCGGATCTATCCCCAAAGTATCATAAGCCAATCCCAATAACCTAGCTAAATTCAAATACACCGGAGCTGACCTATCTCTCGGAACACCCGCTCTCCACTGATATTGATTAAACGGCCTCCAAGAAACAACAGAACTAATTTTCGGAACAAATAATCTAAGATTAAAATTATCAGCATCAATGAAAAATCTCTTTAAATAACTAGGGCCAGTATACACTCGCGAAATTACTTCATTATTAATAACTTTAAAGTAAGTAAGCAGAGAAGTAAACTCTTTAAAATTTTTCATCAAAATACCATGAACAACAAACACATACTCAGCAAAACCTTTAACATTAATATAATCAGATACAGACTTAGGATAAGTTTTAAGGAAATCATCACCATAAACAAAAATTGCTATCATCCTAGTAGCAACTAATTTCCAAATTCTCTTACGCACAACAGGATCAACTTTAGCCATCACATGAAAAACATATGCCAACCAATAAACAATCCCAACGACCCAAGAATCACCATGACTTGTCTCTAACGAGCCAGAAGGCATAACTCCAATCAACAAAATAAAATTTTTAATCCAACGAACTGTTTTACCTGCCAGCTGCTCAGCACATGATTCCAAAATATATTGAAAAGTGCGATAATGAGGATCAGAATCATCACGTTGAATCCACATTTGAGCAAACATCAAATAAAGAACAAGAGGTATAGCTGTTATAGACGTATCCAAAGATTTAATGTCACCCTCAGCTATCAATTGCGTACCTAAAGAAACACGACGATAAGTGCAACAAACATTTGTTGCAGAATCACCATCAAGAGCAACCCTCTCATACTTATCACAAGAATCTCCATGCAAAGCTTGATTAAGCATATACGCACCACCCTTAGTCCAAGAAAAGCCAATAGAAATATTCACAGTCAAATTACGAGCTGCTTCTCTACCATAAATATCCTTACAATCAGGAAAGTAACTACGCTCACCTTTTACTCTAGTAAGAAAGAATTTATGAAGCATTGAATCATTTGACAAAAAGAACAATCTTGCTTTATAAAACATGTCTTTAACAACAGCATCAGTCATCACGCCACCAGAATCAATTGGATGTAAATTCTGCTCTTTTATTGACATTGTGGTGACATAAGATTTAGTATGCTTAGGATAAGGAACAGCACCAGATTCAGTCTCTTTGAGGGCTAACAAATATGAATTAATCATCTCTTTAACTAAAGTCATCTGTGCCTGTTGTTTAGATGGGTGCAATGAAAATTTAACTATTGTAATATCTTCCTCAACCTCCTTTTGCTCTTTCCATTTCCTATAACCACACTTCTGTTTACCAAACCTAAAAAGGTCTAAATCAGAAGGCTTAAAATCGAAACGAAACTTCCTCAAATTAACACATGAACTATAATAAAAACTAAGAGCTCGATGAACATCATTAAAGTTAAATTCAGGAAGAAACGAAACATAGTTCTTGGGCAATCTAGACAATTTGTCACCCAAACCAAGCAAAGGATTAAAACATGCATTTGAAACATATGAATACTCTGGAGTTCCACCATATGCTAAATTATATGATGACAAAACTCTCAAACACAAAATTCGCAACTGCGGAACACCAACATCACGTAAAATTTTACCTGTCACAAGATGATTATGAGGACACACTATGTTTCTATCAATATTATAAAATAAACGTGAAAATCGCATCAAATCATATTTCCAAAGCATATCTGCAATCATAGGTGTAATATAATTTTTAACTTGTGCCGTTGGCAACCATGAGTTCGGCAAAGTAGGAATGACCATACTATATACGTTTGTAGCTTCTAAAATATTTGCACGGTCTTTAGGGGTTTGATAAACCCCATCACCTTTAGTGCCAAACATTGTCTCATTTTCCGTTCGAACAATGTCCAAACGAGAATCTAAGTACAAAAGCAAACGTTTTTGAGCATCCTGAAAGGTCTCAGAGGCAAGAACAGTCACTCTAATAACAGGCCCCCCCCGATCTGTAAGATCATATTGAACCTGCCTGCCCTCTTCATTCATTTTTAAATCATACTTACGAACAATGAATTTGGCAGTAGGTAACATCATCTCATTAGCCCAACGACGCAGCTTATTTTTGGCTTGTAGATACAGTGTGACCGGGCAAAGGGCGCAAC